TACCCCGTCCAGAAATTGCTCAAAACCCACCCCTTCAGCGCCTTCAAGGTTTCCGTCCCTACCACCGAGCTTCGCAGCGAGTGGAAAGAAGCTCTCGAGCTTTCATCCACTACTGCCTGGCGCATATCCACTTGGGAGGCCTCACTTCTCAAATCTGCCCGCGTGCTAGTTATCGATGAAGTTTACAAAATGCCACGCGGCTACCTCGACCTCGCCATCCACGCCGACCCGACCATTCAGTTCGTCATCGTCCTAGGAGACCCCCTCCAAGGAGAGTATCACTCCACCAACACCAACTCGAGCAACCACCGCCTCCCCTCCGAAATCAGCCATCTCCGCCCGTACCTCGACTTCTATTGCCTCTGGAGCCGCCGCATCCCTCAACGTGTCGCCAAGTTCTTCGGCGTTCGCTCCCTCTCTTCACAGCCCGGCTTCTCCCGCTTCCACCAAACTCTACCCCCGAACGCCACCATCATGTGCAACTCCCAAACCTCCGCTCTCACTATTAGCCAATGCGGCTACAAAGCTGTTACCATCGCCTCCTCTCAAGGCTCCACATACAAGTACCCAGCCAACATCCACCTTGACCGCAACTCCCGAATGCTTTCCCACTCCATGTCCCTAGTCGCCCTCACGCGTTCCACCATCGGCATCAACTTCTCCGGCGACCACTCCCTCATCCGCACTGATTCCGCTTGCAACAATCTCCTCTTCTCCCGCTTCCACGCCAACCAGCCCATTTCCCTCTCCGACATCTTCCGAAACATGCTAACCGGCGTCGAAATCATCACCGAGCCCCTCACTTCCCGCGTCACTCCACTCCGCGGTGCTCGCTCCGAACTTCCAACTGACCTTCTCCCCATCTTCTCACTCCACTCCAATGAAACCACTGACCCCATCATCGCCCCCGTTTTTCGTCCTTTAGCTGAGATAGTCTCCCGTTCATCCCACGTTCCTTTGCGCCCAAACCCATCCATCCCCGGAGTTTTGTCCCTCACCGCCTCCATCCCCAGCTCTCATGTCTCAGATGTCCTCCAAACTGCTCGCATCTTCTCCGGCGATGGCTCCGACGCCTCGCCTCAGATTTCCACCCACTTCCTTCCAGAAACCCGCCGCCCTTTTCATTACGACATTCCTTCCACCCAAGTTTCCTCCCCGGCCTTCAGCTCTGATCTCCGCCCCTCTTCCACTGCCCACACCCCCGTTTACCCTGGCGAAGACTTTTACGTCCTAGCCTCGCAGTTCATCCCCGCTCACGACCCTCAAGTGAAAGAAATAATCTGGCGCGATCAATCTAGCAACCAGTTCCCTCTCCTCAACCGACCCTTCGAAATCTCCGCCCTCCCCTTCTCCGTCGCTTCCGCCATCCACTCCGAGAAATCTGACCCGACCCTCCTGCCAGCTTCCATTCCCAAACGTCTCCGCTTCCGACCTTCTCCCGCCCCCTACTCTATCTCCCCAAAAGACGAGATCCTCGGAGCCGTCCTCTTTCAGTCCCTGTGCCGAGCCTACCATCGTTCTCCACTCGCAGAAGTCCCTTTCGACGAAGCTCTCTTCATTGAATGCATCAACGCGAACGAGTTCTGCCAGCTGTCGTCCAAGACCCAATCAGTCATCATGGCAAACGCCAACCGCTCGGACCCTGACTGGCGCTGGTCAGCGGTCCGCATTTTTTCCAAGACCCAACACAAAACAAACGACAACTCCATCTTCGGGAACTGGAAAGCTTGCCAGACCCTCGCCCTCATGCACGACGCTGTCATCCTCCTCCTGGGCCCAGTCAAAAAATACCAACGCATCTTCGATAATCAGGATCGCCCATCAAACATCTACGTTCACGCTGGACACACACCTTTCGAACTCTCACAGTGGTGCCAAGACCATCTCACCGACCAACCGCACCTCGCCAATGACTATACCGCTTTCGATCAGTCCCAGCATGGCGAGGCTGTGGTCCTCGAACGCCTCAAAATGCATCGCCTCTCCATCCCTCAAGCCCTCATTGACCTCCACGTCCATCTGAAAACCAACGTTGACACTCAGTTTGGACCCCTCACTTGCATGCGCCTCACCGGAGAACCAGGAACCTACGATGACAACACTGACTACAACCTCGCCGTTCTCTTCACCCAATACAACATCACCTCTGAAGCCGTTATGGTCAGCGGCGACGACTCCCTCATCGACTCCATTCCACCGCTCAACCAAGCTTGGCCCTCCATTCAACCCCTCCTTTCCCTCCGCTTCAAGATTGAAATAGACAAGTACGCCCTC